ATTGATAGGTGGAATTGCAAGGCCAAATCCGCTGGTCGATGAATTGCCTATGGGTGCCGAGAGGGGTGCCGACTTCGGTGACATCTTCTCAGGCGGATCCTTTGTCGAGAACATCCAGATAACACTCGCCAAGATTCTCAACATCAATCTTCCCTATGAATCTGGGGTGGGCTCAATCTTCAGATATTTTCTGAATGCCCTTGAGGGAGCCGCATCACTGATCGGTCTTGATATTGATGACTTTGCAGGTGATACAGCTACCTTATCATCAGGACTTGGAAATTTTGTTGAAGTCATCCTGAATCTTTCATTTGCTAGTGGTTACTACCTTGTGCTCATTCGATCGATATGTCGTGATCTGTCACTTGTTGGCCAGGCTGCAAATGACATTGGATCTCCGCTTGGTTTCGTTGATTTCATCAACAAGATGAGAGACGCAAGGATAGTGAGAGTAACTGACTCATGCGCGTCTATCGGTGAGAGGAATAGACAGAAGAGAAGAAATGCGCAGAACAATTCATCGATTCGGCCTTCCGAACCGTTGCTAGATAAACCGATAGAAGAAGTGGATCCGAGTAGGTCATCATTGAGAGTCTCAAGAAGCAGGGTCGAAAAAGGCAAGAAGACACTTGCCTGGAGTCACACTGAGATCGCTTCAATGGGAATTGAACTCATTTCGAGCGAAACAATGCAGCTTATAAAGAAATCTTCAATCAATCCAATTGGTTACAAATCTTCAACAAGAATGCAGTCGACCTCTACAGCTCTGTCTAATGCAAGAATACCAGACGACACAAGAAAATCTATAGAAGACGCACTCGATAGCGAATACATGCCGTTCTATTTCCACGATCTCAGGACAAATGAGATACTTGCATTTCATGCATTCCTTGAGAGTCTTACTGACGGTTTTTCGGCGACATACACACAATCGACCGGTTTTGGCAGAATGGATCCAGTGCAGACTTACGGCTCAACGACAAGGGCAGTGTCTTTTTCATTCAATCTCGTCTCAACTAGTCCAGAAGACTTTGACCAGATGTGGTATTCAATAAACAAGCTTGTCAATATGTGCTACCCACAGTGGTCAGAAGGAAATCTTATCGAAGATCAAAACAACAGGTTCATACAACCTTTCTCCCAGGTAATATCAGCATCTCCAATGATTCGTGTGAGGATAGGAGACGTCATTCACAGCAATTATGACAGGTTTGGACTTGCCAGAATCTTTGGTCTTGGAAGGGCTGACATCAAAATAAGCGGAAAAGGTGATGAAAATACCGCAAGGGCAGCCTCTCTTGATAAGATTGTCAACTCAGAAGAATACAAAGAGCTTACTGTATCTCCAAGTGACAAGGCAAGTCTAGTTGTTTACAATGCAATTCTGGCAACCTTTCCAAGAAGCATCGTATACAAAACTGGTGCTGACAATTATGCATGGTATTCTCTTACGACTGCTGATATTGCGGATGTCGTTGCGAAAGGAATAATCGACAAAAAAACCGAGACTAAAGGAGGCTTAGAGTTTTCAACTGTGGCTTACCCATCCCTAATAAAGGGTGATGATAAACTCGGCATTGACACAATAAGAGAAGGAGACGTTGTTGCTTTTATCCCTAACACCAAAGACACGACAGCTCCCGCAAAAATTCTTGTCAAAGCAAAAGGTACCACATGGACAAAAATACCCTCAGGTGGAGTAACTCAGACGAGCACAACGCACCCATACCAGCTGATAAATGCTGATCAAATCCTCCGAAAGACTGAGGTCGAAGGAAGCTATCTTGAAGATCAGGCTGTTCAACAGCTAGATTCTGCAATTAACGAATTCATGGATCCTACCAAAAATCCAATTGTGAGGTCTTTTGAGCAGGCATCAGGAGGAAGAGGACTTGCAGGATTTATTACGAGGATTGGATTTGATTGGAATGAATCCACTTGGGATACAGATAAAGGTAGACGAGCTCCCAAATACCTGAAAGTGGACATTGAATTTGCACCTGTTCACGATCTTCCGATGGGAATTTCTCATGATGGCACTGCAAGAGCCGTTGCGTACCCTGCTGGCAATTATAACAGGCAAAATTATTTCCCGAATTTAGGAAAAAAGGGGTAAGGAATGCCAATCAACAGGTATAGAAATGCTTCCCTGATCAACGGAGGCTCGGCAAGAGGAAGTTCGAACGCAAACCTAATATACACAGGAATTGAAACTGGGAGAATCAGAAGCTCCAACAGGGTCATGCAGCAGGGCGAGAGACTCGATATTATTGCCGGACAGGAATACGGAGACGCCACCCTTTGGTGGGTGATAGCAGCGGCATCAGGAATAGGTTGGGGACTTCAGGTTCCTCCTGGGACCAGCATCACAATTCCGAACATTGACGACGTATCAGGAGTGATCTAATGGGAAACCTTAGAGATGAGCACGATCAGGCTGTGGACAACCTGAGGAAGTACGTTCCTGGTGCAGGTGTTACCGTGCTTGACCTCCTGCTTGCAGGTTCAGGTCAGATCGCAAGAGAGTCAATAGACGTCACGACTAGCGCAAAGTCAAGCCTGACCGCAGAGATTCAAAGAAGCATGCTTGACCTCATCAATGGAGGAAAGTTCACTAATGAACTTCTTGAGAGCCTTGAGACCGCTCTTCGTGGTGCGACCCCTGAGAAAATCAAGGAAATCGCTAGATTTGTGAGGATCACGATACCGAAATCTGACGCTGACCAGCTTGAAACTAATGTCAAGAAGGCTGCAATAAACTCAGCAAACAAGTATTCGAATGACCCGAATGTCGGCGACTTGACAATTTACGGAATTGATGATATCACACCGAAGGCGATTAGCATCAGAGATCCGAAGAAGGATGCAACTCCCATAGTAGTTTATGAGTTCTTGAATCAGCACCTTGGACTGAACGTCAGGGACACGGCACCTGTCTCCATCGGAAGCTCAATAATGACTCCTCTAGCCATGTCAAGGTGCGTGCCGTACTTGAATGCAAGGGTGTTCCTAAACTCCGGTGAAGGATCGAATATCGATGAAGCCGGAAAGACAAATGGTTTCAACTTGATACACTACCTCAGAGGACCTACATCTCCTGGTGATATTGGAGCAGGCGCTCCTATGGTCATCTCGCTTGTCAACGGAGTTGAGCAGTCCGCTCCTGGAATGGAGCTTTTCACTTCACCCCAGACTCTCGTTACACATCCTGATGACATTCAAAATTTCAGCCTTGGTAGACGCCCGATAGACAGGTTTAGGCCACTCATGTCAATATCAAGTTTCAGTGTGCAGGTGTCATCTGGCGGTGCTGGAATGATCTCGACTAAATCAGCCTCGATGGAGATTGTGTTATATGACAGGGGTAGGCTCGGTGAGGTTGCCCAGCTTGTGAAGCCTGGGCTTTACTCAAAAGTTCAAATTGAGATAGAATATGGCTGGTCAGGAATTACAAGCTCAATAAAGACAGATGGATCTGTGAATATCAATAGCTCCGCGGATGACCTCGTAAGGTTCATGAACACCCTAAGGGTGAAAGAGAAGTATCAGGTCACGACATCCAACTACAAGTTTGAAGAAAATGGATCCGTGTCGATCTCTCTTGGACTTCACATGACCGGAGCATCGGATGCCATCATGGTTCCGATCATCAACGACACCGCACAGGACTCAGCACAGGCTGTAAAGCGTGCCATCGAGGGAATAAACGAGATATTCTTTAAGAACAGTAAGGTCAAAGACGTCTTCGGAGACACAGTCGTTGGAGCTGTGAGTTCCATAGACTACACATTGACCCTCGATCCAAAAGCAGTGCAGGATCTTTTGAAGAAGGTTGACGCAGTAAAGAAGCAGAAAACCAACCAATTGAGCACACCAGCTGCAGAAGTGTCTTCACTCTTGAAGAAACTTTATGGAAACAGCGAGCAGTCTCTTGTGAACCAGTACAAGTCTTCGATGAAGACAGCCATCAAGGGAAAGCTTGATGCAATTAAGGCCCAAAAAGCACAGTCTGTCTTTCAGTCTGGTAATGAAATAAGCAGCGCTCCGATAGCCAGCTACGTGATGAAAAAGGCAGGAAATCCGTATAGCGGTGGGAACTGGGTAAACTTTGGTTCACTTGTGACGACATTTGTGGCAGAGCCCATAGCAGCGACTAAGAAATTTGACGAAATTCAACTGACATTCGGTAGGTTCAATCCAAGAGCGGGATTCATGAGGAACCTTTCAATAGCATCGTTCCCCCTTGACTTGGGCAAGCTGAAGACGGCGATGGACAAGCTCGTTGACAGCAAGGTGAACGTCACACCAAACGAATTTATCCAGTCGATTTCTGACAACTTCATAAGCAATTCTTCTAATTTTGCGTACGGTTTCTCTGATGCATTCGTGAAAAAGGATGATGGCTCCCTTGAGTTCAACACGGAGACTGGACAACAGACGCAGGACAAGGCATGTGAGGCGGCTGGCATTCTTGACAAGACCATACAGATACCAGGGCTCAGGATGTACGTTGAGGCCGTTCCTCATGCAAGCAAACAGGGGGCTTCAATACTCAGGATACACTTCATTGACGAGACCTGCAGTACTTTTTCGACATACCATGATGTTCTGTGGTCTGCAAGGGAGTCTGATTCTTTCTTCCTTGAGTCCACGAATGTGTCAACAAAGCATCCGAACTTCAAGCAGGTGTCTCATCCAATAGAGATAAGTCCTGACTACGTCGGAAGTGAGAGGACCAAAATAATTGAATCCCTCAAGGAAGCAGGTGCAATACAGACTGCAACTTCGACAAGCCCTGCTACTGACCCTTCGGCTCCAACAAGCATAGACGTGTCACAGATATTCACATGCAACGACATCATCAAGGTGCGTGACTACTTCAAGAGGACCCTTCCTTCGATCACCTACGGCGCGATGAATGGAATGGTCAACTCGATAGGCGTGAGCAGTGTCTCAAGCCCTGAACTCGCAGCGATAAACATAGTCAACATGGACCAGAATGACTCAAACACCTCACCGAATGCCGCCAGGTCCAGCGGCCTACCCTTGCAGGTGTTTCCGGCTGAAATATCAATTGAGATGATGGGAAATCCTATGCTTGCATATGCCCAGGAGTACTTTATAGACATCGGCACAAACACGACAATGGACAACATTTATGCTGTGACGGGACTCGATCACAAGCTTGAGCCAGGAAGCTTCACGACAAGCCTGAAGATGACTCTGAAGCCTGGTCTCGGCCTGTACCAGTCACAGAAAAGAAAGATCGACAAGATGGCAGGAATTCTTGACACTGTCTCCGGCCAGCTCAAGGCAGAGGAACAAAAGAAGGATTCTGCAGCGGCGACTGCAAAGAAGTCTCAGGCCAAACAAGCAGCGAAGACAGGAGGTAATGTCTCCAAGGCAGACATTACAATAAGGAAGGTCAAGATCACAGGCGCCGAACTGTGGAAGTATGCTGACCTACTAGAAGCTTTTAGAAGTCATCTCAACCCACCTCAAACCACATTTCTTTACCATGAGAAAGGGATCGGAATATGGGTTGAAGCAAATATTGTTGGATTTTATGCATACAGCAACAATAATGGTCAGATGGGCATATCTTATAACAGCAATGATGTAATGAAGACATTGAATTCTATAGGAGGAGAAGGTTTTAATCGCATTATTTGGAACGGCTTCATTGAAGGCCAACATTGGGTGCCGATAGACATGAGGTGGTTCGTAAAAAAGCCTACGAAGAGCCTGATTGTCACGGGGTATGAAATGAGGCAGGTCAGTGCTGAGCAGGCATATTGGAAACCAATAAAGGTTGAATTGACACTTTCTTTCCTAAAGTCAATCTCAGACCCTGGTGGTTATATCGAATCTGGTCCTTACAAAGATTATTCAAAGTATGCGAGAGAAAAGCCTGGGCGTGAATTAATTTCTTGAAATTCAAAAATTCCTTGTTACAATTTTATCATGAGGATTGTTCTAAACAGGTCAGAGATAGGGTATCGGAGTCACATAGACCTCAAGTCTATGAGAGTGACCGACCACCATGAGGATGAAGACCTCACGGTCGGTTTTGATTCTGTAACTCGAGGAAGCCTCAATGACATTCTTCCGATAGTTGGAGAATCGGCAGGCCATGTCATTTCCACCGAAGAAAGGGCCGCAATGTCCACCTACCTCGGTCATGACCAGGTCGACTGGGTGAGGGTTCTGGGCACCAGGGAAACTGCGATCAGGCTCAAGGAGTATGCTGTCCTCCTCAAGAGGAAAGTGAGCAAGGTTGACGAGAGAGGGTATCTCGCTCACATCACAAGAGGTCGCAGGATCCTTGAGAGGCTCCAACCATTCGGTGTGGACACATCACCAGAATTCAGCTCTGACAAGTTCTCGTCGTTCGCAACGGATGAATCTGGTTTCACAATGCAGGTGAGATACTCACATGACACCTCCACAGGAAGGCTCAGAGTTCAGGAGGGCCCAAAAGTCCTCACACTTGCGAAAGAGCACAGGAAGATAGTGAGGTCGCGTTTCTCAGGAGGTAAGATCATGTCCGTTGATTTTGTCTCACTTGAGCCTCGACTTGCCCTTCATGCCACCGGAAGAAAGTCAGGCCTCGACCCTTACGAGGATGTGGCGCATTCTCTTGGAACGTCTCGAGCCTCCGCAAAGATCGCGACCATCTCATTCCTATACGGTGCAGGAGGTAATGAGGACGTGAAGTCGAAGGTTAGGAGTGCTTTTGGAGCTGATGAACTTCTGAGGAAGATTCAGGAAGGTGGCTGGTTCAATGCTTTCGGTCGCCCCCTTCCCGAGTGTGAGGAGAGGCTTGTGATACCTCACTGGGTCCAGTCCTCGGCCGTTGATGTTGCCCTGCAGGGATTCTCAGACATCACCGATGACATTGCAAGTGGAATAGTTCCCCTGTTCATGGTTCACGATGAGCTCTTCCTCGATGTAAGACAGGATAGGGTTCCGGACGTAGAAAAGATTGCGTCTCAAGGAGTTAGCAATGAACTTCTCGGACACTTTCCATTGTCCACAAAGGTCGTCTCCTGACCAGAATACATAATGACATGCTGAAAGACGAAGAATTTATCAGGCTGCAGGTGAGACGCATGCTCTCAGAGACGAAACCTGCGACTCCTGCACCTCCTCCTACCAGGCGAACGAAGAGGGGACTTTCCTCGAAGGCAAGGGACATGTCAGGCCTCGCCATGTCCAATCCAGCGCAGCTTCTTGTAAACCTCGGGGTCAAGAACAAGAGTTTCAGAGGAGCCACACCTTCCGAGAAGTGCCTCAACTTCCTCAAGGAAGTCATAAACGGTAACATGGCAATGCCCATGGCATACGAGAGTCCAAAGCTCGAGGGGAAGACGATAGTCATACCTGTTAAGGGCCAGGAAGACGATGAGGGAGAATACAGGACATTTCTCGGCGTGAGCGATGCATGGAGGTACATAAGCTATGCAATAGGGGCCGCCGCCGACGGACGCACCAGGAACTTGAGTGAGGATGACAGGCCAACTGACGTTAGTGCTTATGGTCAAGGAAAGTCCCTGGTTGTCAAGTGCACATACGATTGAACACTTTTACTTCCTGACTTACCATGAACTATGGAAGTAGAACAGATTCAACAAAGGTATGAGAAGTTCACAGGTCTCCTCCTCAAGTGTGGTGACAGGGGCAAGGATGCCATCACAATGTGTGAGGCTCTTGGTGAGAGGCTCATTATGTGTCCGGCAGCGATCCATGAGTCAATACCAGGAGCACATCCTGGAGGACTCATTGACACCTCGCTAAGAGTCCTTTCAAGGATGCGAGACATTCAAAAGGCCCTGGGCGATTCAGTGAAGATTTATACGGAATCCTTGATCATTGTTGGTCTTCTTCACAATATCGGGATGGTTGGGTCTGACACAGAGGACTACCTGCTTCCGCAGGACTCAGATTGGCACAGGAAGCAGGGTAGGCTCTACAGGTTCAATGAGTCCCTTCCGAAGATGTCTGTCCCACACAGGTCCCTGTTCCTGATCCAGAAGTTTGGAATCCATCTTTCTCTTGAGGAGTGGACGGCGATTGCAATATCTGGTGGTCCCCACAGGGAAGAGAACAGGTTTTACGTTGGCTCTGAGCCTCCAATCGCACATTTGTTGTCTCAGGCGAAGACGTGGACCGGAATGAGAGATATTTAAATGCATGAATGACATGATCCAACTCAGGTACCTCATCAGAGAAATAATCGAGTCTGAGCTTGAAGAATTCTCTAGTGGAGGAGTCGTGGGAGGATCTGCTCCCCTGGGAGACACAATGCATCACATGACCTTTCCTGACGAAAGGGTCTCCGCAGGAAGCAAGAAAAGGAAGAATAAAAAGAGGAAGAAGGTGGACGAGGCGGCGAGCGTCTCCATGTTCGAGGCAATACCGCAGACTCTTTATGGAGATCAGGTTGACAGTTATGCCGACTCCATTGACGCTCTTTGCGCCTCCTTCGGAGGGTCTGAAAATCCATTTGGAAAGAGCATACCAGAAAGAGACAGGAACGCAAAAAAGTTTCTTCTTGGAAGGCCTTGAAAATACCTTAAAGATTTATTAAAGTCTCATTGTGGTGAGAGCCACGGTGGGGTCCATCAGGGGTGACGCTGACGGACTTCATAACCCAACAACAAAAGGACAATACAAAATGGCAATCGATTTTGACGCAATTCGCAAGAAGCTTGGCCAGCTCAGCGGCCAGAACAAGAAGTCGGCAGTTACCTGGCGCCCCGAAGAGGGCAAGGATTACAACATCCGAATCATCGCGTTTCCCAACAACAATGGACAGCCGTTCGTTGATCGTTGGTTCTACTACGGGATTGGTGGTGACAAGGCTCCTGCAATCCTCGCACCTTACCAGTTTGGTAAGAAGGATCCGATTCAGGATCTGATCAATAAGCTTCGTGAGGATAGCTCTCCTGAGTCTCGTGAGCTTGCCAAGAAGCTCTACCCGAAGCTTCGCACCTTCGCGGCAGTTGTGGTCCGAGGTGAGGAGGACAAGGGTGTCCGCCTCTGGTCCTTCGGCAAGATGATCTATCAGGACCTCCTGAAGCTCATGCTGGACGAGGACTACGGTGACATCACCGATCCTGAGGCAGGTCGAGACCTCAAGGTCTCGGTAACCAAGCAGCCTGGAAAGACCTTTGCCGACACGAAGGTGACTCCTCGAGCAACCCAGACTCCTCTGTCGAAGGACGCATCCCAGGCAAAGCAGTGGCTTTCCTCGGTTCCCAAGATGGAGGACTACGATGAGATGATCTCGGTCGAGGAGATCGAGAAGCGAGTGAACGACTGGCTTGCAGGTGGAAGTTCTTCCGATCGGACCGAATCCGAGAGCCGTGTTGGAACTGTCCGAGGTGGAGCTTCCTCCGGAGACTTTGATTCTGATGTCTCCTCACTTCGTGGTGGCACTCCTCCTTCGAAGCCAAAGAACAGTCGATCTATGGATGACCTGGATGAGGCATTTGCTGATCTGGAGTCCTGAGTTTAGTTGATTCTGTTCACCCCCGGCAATAAAACACCGGGGGTGAACTGTTTCTGATTCCTGTATAGAATTACAAGGAGGAAAAATGGCAAAGCGAAGAGTATCAGAAATCACACAGGCATCGTCGGCTACTGAGGACTTCACCTCGGATCTTATCGACTCACTCAACAAGGACCTCGGTCACAGGGTCGCATACAACCTTGCGTCAGACACATCACCTACTCATGTGAAGAGGTGGATCTCGACGGGTTCAAAGGGTCTCGACTACATCATCTCAAATCGTCGGAATGGCGGCCTACCTGAGGGTCGAATCGTTGAGGTGTTCGGTCCACCTTCAATCGGCAAGTCTCACCTTGCAGCACAGATCTGTCGATCGACCCAGAAGATGGGAGGCATTGCAGTCTACATCGACACTGAGAATGCCACCAACCCGGAGAACCTTGAGGCACTGGGTGTCAACATCTCCAAGAGGTTCGTGTACGTCGACACACACTGTACCGAGGAGGTCTTCGATATCGCTGAGAAGACGATCCTGAAGGCGAAGGCCCTCAATAAGGACGTTCCGATCACAATCATCTGGGACTCGGTGGCAGCAAGCTCTCCGAAGGCTGAGCTTGATGGTGCTTATGACAAGGACACGATCGGCCTCCAGGCACGAGTCCTCTCCAAGGGAATGCGTAAGATCACAGGTGTCATCGGTGACCAGAGCGTTCTATTCGTCTGCCTCAACCAGATTCGAACCAAGATTGGTGTGATGTACGGTGATCCGACGGCGGTTCCCGGTGGAAATGCAATTCCGTTCCATTCATCAGTCCGAATCAAGCTCGGAGCCGGATCTCAGATCAAGGGTCCGAACGATGAGGTCCTCGGAATCAATGTCTCGGCAAAGACCATCAAGAACAAGGTGGCAAAGCCGTTCCGAACCGCAAACTTCCGAATCATCTTCGGCAAGGGTATTGAGGAGCACGAGGAACTGTTCGACATTCTCCGTGACCACGGTCCTGATATGGTTGAAGACCATCAGGTTGTGATCGAGGGGTCCGGATCCTGGAAGGTACTTCGGGTCACAAATGAGCTGAATGTCAACATCATTGAGAAGAAGTTCTACAAGGCAGACTTCGGTGAGATCATGGTCAATCCTGAGTACAAGCCTTGGGTAGACGGTCTCCTCGAGAAGGCCATGGTGAGACTCTCGGCAAATCCGGCCTCAGCTGACATTGATTCTGAGTCCTATGAGGAGGTGAAGGCTGTGGCTGACCTCCTGTCAGAAGATGACGGGTTCGTCTCGCCGGAGTGATGAATGACTGACGGACCTGTGATGTTGGTCGATGCGTATAATCTCTTCATACGCAACTTTGTGGCCAACCCTCTCATGGAAGAGGGCCAGCACGTCGGTGGCACCGTTGGATTCCTAAAGTCCATCGGTGCCCTTGTGGCTGCTCACAGGCCGTCATCACTCATTGTAATCTGGGAAGGCGGGGGATCATCGAGAAGACGAGCCATATTTCCCCATTACAAGGACAACAGAAGACCCCAGAAGTTAAACAGGTTCCACGAGGGAGATATTCCAGATACGGTTGAGAACCGAAACTGGCAGGTAAAGCTTCTTGTATCTCTCCTCAAGAATTTGCCCATCAGGCAGGTCTACGTCTCAGATTGTGAAGCAGACGATGTAATCGGCTACATGGCGAGGTACCATTACAAAGATAGAAAAATTCTAATCGTCTCATCTGACCACGACTACCTTCAGCTAGTTGACGAAAGGGTGCAAGTCTGGTCGCCTACCCTGAAGTCAATAGTGAACAGCGATTTTGTGAAACAGAAGTTTGGTGTCCCACCTCACAACCTTTGCGTCACAAGGTGCTTCACAGGAGATGCCTCAGACTGCCTCCCAGGCATTCATGGAGCAGGTTTGAAGACCATGGTGAAGATGTTTCCAAGCCTCTCTGGGGACGATGAGCTCACGGTCGATGAAGTCATCTCAATGTGTGAAATTCATCCCAAGCTCAAGAGCGTCAAGGTTCTGAAGGCAATCCTCGAGAATAAAGAAGTTGCAAGGACCAACTGGAAGCTAATGAGCCTGGACGTTTCGAACCTCAGCGCAAGTCAGGTTCACAAGATAAACACGGCTTTCGATATACCCATTCCCACACCGGACAAGATGGGAATGATAAGACAACTTGTGAAGAATGGAATCAAAACATTTGATGTCGACAGGTTTTATTTGACCATCACTCTCAACCTCAGGGAATAAGAATGCAGGAGAACCAAGAGTCCGAGGCTCTCTTCAAGCAATACGGTCGATCCTTCCAGGAGAAGGTGTTTCAGGGTCTCATCACAGATCACATCTGGGCAGCTCAAATGAGCGAGGTGATGATATCATCGTACTTTGACCTGAAGTACCTTGCCTTCCTCACGGACAAGTATTTCAAGTACCATTCCAAGTACAAGTGTTTCCCGACGCTGCAGCTCCTGATAACGATCATCAAGGATGAGCTCAGGGAGACTCAGGACGGAGTCCTGAAGGAACAGATCGTTGAGTACCTGAGTCGAATTCGCAACTCTCCTGACATGAATGACATTGCATATGTCAAGGAGAAGTCTCTTGACTTCTGTCGAAAGCAGGCACTCAAGGATGCCCTTGAGAAGTCAGTCGAACTCATTGGTTCGAATAAGTACGATGCCGTAGTCGACCTCATGAGAAAGGCGGTCTCGGTTGGGCTTCCGACTTCAGTTGGTCATGACTTCTTTGAGGATGCCGAAGCAAGATTCGTGAAGATCAGTCGAAATGCCTGTCCAACAGGTCTCGATGCGCTTGATGAGAAGTCTGTCATGAACGGTGGACTTGGAAAGGGCGAGCTCGGTGTCGTTGTTGCAAATACTGGCGTTGGAAAGTCTCACTTCCTCACGGCAATGGGATCAGAAGCCCTTCGTCGTGGAAAGAATGTTGTTCACTATACATTTGAGCTCACCGAGACTGCGGTAGGAATCCGGTATGACTCTAACCTGACAGGAATACCTTCAAACGAAGTGCAGGACTCGAAGGAAGAGGTGCTCAAACACTACAAGGAATCTGAGCTTGGGAAGCTCATAATTAAGGAGTATCCTACCGGAGCTGCCTCGGTAAACACGATCAGGAATCACCTTGAGAAGCTTTCGCTCAGGGGGATTGTCCCACACATGGTCATCATTGACTATGCCGATATCATGAGGTCAAGTAGAGAGTTTGATGCACTTAGACTCGAGTTAAAGCTCATTTATGAAGAGCTTAGAAATCTTGCAATGGAAAAGTCAATACCGATCTGGACTGCTTCACAAGCGAACAGAGACTCAGCGAACTCGGACGTTGTTGGTCTTGAGAACATGTCAGAGGCCTACGGAAAAGCAATGGTTGCAGACATTGTTCTAAGCCTTTCGAGGAAAGCCAGCGAGAAGGCGACAGGGCAGGGAAGATTGTTCGTTGCAAAAAACAGGGCCGGGAAAGATGGTATACTTTTCCCAGTACACATCGACACGGCGAGGTCTACAATAAAAATCCTCGATGACGCTGAGCTCACTCTTCAGGAAGCAATGACTCAGAACGAGAATGGAAAGAAGAAGAAACTTCATGAGAAATGGAAGGAAGTAATCAATGGAAAATGACAAGATTTATTCGTCCGATCACGTAACTGAGAGTTCATTTGCATACTTCGATGGAGATGAGCTTGCTGTTGACGTGTTCAGGAAGTATGCCCTCCGTGATTTTGACGGAAATTGGCTTGAGAGCAATCCTGACCAGATGCATCGACGTCTAGCTCGAGAGTTTGCTCGTATCGAGTCCAAGTATCCGAATCCTATGGGAGAGGATGAGATCTACGACCTGCTGAAGAACTTCGACGATGTCGTCCCGCAGGGTTCTCCAATGTCTGGCATAGGAAATCCATACCAGCTCCAGAGCCTGTCAAACTGCTTTGTCATTGACCAGCCATTTGATTCCTACGGAGGAATTCTGTTCTCTGATCAGGAACAGGTCCAGATCATGAAGCGGCGTGGCGGCGTCGGAATGGATGTTTCCAACATTCGACCGAAGGGTGAGGCAACGTCTAATGCTGCTCGCACCACCGACGGCATCGGTGTCTTCATGGAG